CTTTCCAACCATGTAGCTTGTATTCGGGTGATGGATCACTTGATATCTTTTGATAATAAACAAATATAGTTTTACGCATTTTTTGATATGGGTTACTCATTTCAAAAAAATGCTCTGATGAATTTTTTATACTGTTAAACTCCGTTCTTGGTATAGTTCCTATACTTACTGCTGGAGTTTTCACGTTCACAGTTTTTAACTCCCATTCACCAAAATCCGGTTCTCGACTTTTGTTCGGTAGAACGCCTAGTGATTTTTCTATATATAAACCAAATCGGCCTTTATTTCTTAGATCGGTCTGCGGTGTACCATCTTCAGTTATAATAAAAGCGTCGTTTAAATTGTCATATAATTTTTTAAGGTTTTTTTTAAGTTCGTTTATCATAAAAACAAATATAATTTTTTACTATACTATAAGTCAAAGATTATACCTCCAGGTTATCTAAATATTGTTGAAGATTGTTGGCATGTAAACTCAGCAGCACAGTCTCTTTTTCACCAAGCAACACAATTTTATTATTTCGTTTAATGTAGTAAGGGCAAGTAAACAGTCGTGACATTTGTATAAATGTTCTACCTAGTAATGGGTTGGTAAGTTCAACTTGATACGTTTTGGTTTTGGTATATTTTTCAACAAAGGATATGCCAAGTTTGCTCAATCTTAGATTTTCCGGAACAGTATGATTAAACCACCATTCCCTACGGTAGTACTCGTAGTTGTCCATTCCTATACCCGCTTCTTCTAAAAAGGCGCGAGTATAGTTAAATTGATTAAGCAGGGTAGATTTGGTCACCTTGTTTCATCAACACCACAGTAAATTTATCGGTTTTGAAAAGTGTGTTAAGTTTTTTACAAAGATTAATTGCATGACCACTATTACTAAAGGAAACCTTTTTATATTTGGGACCAGGATAAGCAACCAGCATATTTTGTGTTTTTAGATTGATGGGTTTTTTGTCGTAGAATACTGCCCAAATTCCTTCACTGGATAATACCTGATCGCTTTTATAGTTAGTTTTGTTTACATGCTCTAACAACACTGTTGGCTTGGGTCTCGACATTGTTAAATTCCTTGATAATGTATTTATTACCGTAAACGGCGTACTTTACTTAAACCCCCCGCCGTCCAGGCTAATTTGGTTAGCTGGTTCTGGGATTTCGGGTTTTATTTGCATTTCTGCAAGGCCAGCAATCAAGGAAAATATATCAGAGTGTAGATTTCTAGCTTCTTCAGCACTTAGCACCAGTTGTTTGCTGTTGGTCTGATTCATCTGTTTTACTCGATTGTTGAAATTCTGTAGAGCTATACTGAGCGGTTGCATTCTGTAATTCCTTATAAATTGCTGACATTTCTTGTTGGGTTTTAAATGGGCCCAGGTATTTGTATCTGGTTAATGTGATATTCTTTGGACAAAATGTTTCAGTCCAGGAGTCAGCCAAGTTAATGAGATAGTATCCTGCACAAAATAAACTTCTGCTTTTGGATGTTTTTGTGTATATTGGTAATTTTCGTTTAACATCATAAACCTGATTAAACGACTTTCCGGATATGGGAAATCCATATACACTATTGCTTTTAATTTTGTTTACTTTATTGGCAGTACCAAATTTTATATTGTATTTCTTTTTTAATATCTGTACTGAAGGAAAATATTCGCGTTGGTTGTCGTGTACATAAACAAATCCTCCGTCATCTTTGGCCTGTATAGTGGCAATTTTTGTTCCCTGGTCTTCCACAACCCAGAATTTATTCTTGACCACAGGCTTTGCTATTTTTTCAGCTGTCATGATTTTAATGTGTGGTGCGTGATAATTTTACCTAGTTCCGCTCCTAGGTCTTGCCCGTCACTGATTACATACATATCATCTTCAACACCGTGACCGTTAGTTACTTTAACTACATAGCCACCGTGTGCGGTATGTACGTCAATTGATACTTTTTTATTTGGTAATTTTTTATCATTACCAAATGTGTATGCACCCAGATCAATTTGTGATATTTGCCCTGCAGTGATTGCGGTGATAGGGGCAACGCTTGCGGCATTCATTGAATAACTACTCATTGTTTCATCATCTCCAACATAATAGATTGTGATACTTGTTTAGCAAAATCCTCATCGTCTTTGATCATGTACAAGGTATGATCAGTTTCATCGTCTTTTTCGTTATAGATAGAAGTTTCAAGTATATGTCCACCAACACAGGCATACAGTCTAAAGTTCATACTTGATGCACGTAGTCGAGCAGGTTCCGAATCAACTTCATCAAACATTCTTGATAAATTACCACGACCACGCCGTACAGAAACTGTATGTGAATTACTTACTATTTTGTGCTGTTGTTCATGTTCAAACTCGTCATTGTCTTCCCAGGCACGTTTGGTCATTCGCCAAACAATTCGTCTAAACCATTTCATTATTTTTTCTCCTCTTCTTGACAAAGTATCTTCATCATTTCTAATTTATCGTGTAATTCCTGTAATCCCGGATGACGTTCCATAAGTTCTTTAAGTTTCCGCTCTTGGTGCATTTTGTATTCTGCCCAGCCAAGAATTTCTTTAGCATGGGTAGTTAAATCTACAGAGGCATGCGAGGTATTGAACATGCGCCAATCGTGGCCATCATATACTTCGAGTTGAACAGTAGTGGCATTGTAACGTATAGTACCTGTGACTCTTAATTCGTTCTGTACGTTGCTGTGAAGGAGACTATTTGATGTAGTGCTACCACCTTGCACCATTATGTATTCTCCGCCGCCAATTGATTTAATCATTAAATCCACTCTCCCAATAGTAACGAAACTAAAAATGCAATTCCCAGGTAGGTAAATGCATGAAGTAATTGATCTAGTCCAAACCATACCCAGTAGGCATTGTCTGCTGCAGTCAGTCGGACACTGACTCTTACCTTGATCCAGTCAATATGATAATGCACAAATGCATCAGCAATTGCCAGCATGACACAGGCCTGTATACCCAAGAAGTGCATCAGGATAACGTAGGTCAATGCACCATGAAGCCCCGCATGCTGGAAGCCGCCAGTGCGACCAAAGTGACCTTTATCTCTTAACATACGGTCTGTTTGCCAACAGAAGTCTGCTAGGAAATGTTTAAAAAATAACAGGATCAATACTAACCAAGTGGTCATTTACCAACTCCGAAATGTTTCAGTAAATCTTCAGTATGTTCACCCTGCCTTGCTTCCCAGTAATCTACTCTCTTAGCACATTCTCTCACAATCAACTCGGCAAACTTTTGACATTCGGGCGTATCCCAATGTCCTATACCAAACATATCAGGTAAATATCCAGCCTGTTCGGCAAGTTCTTTCAATTTTGGGGTCATCCTGGATACTCCGTACCTAGCATTTCTGCATATTGTTGACTGTGCTCACTAAGTTTGTTTAGTTCATACTTGCCACAGAACTTCAAGAACTGTGCGCCTACCATGGGGCGACTCTTCTTTACTGCACCTACAGAAATAGTTTCTGCAATTTTGGACTTGACCTCATCGGGTTGTGCTGTGAGATCTACCAGGGTAACATTGCGGCTGTAATCATCCAGCACACGGTGTTCCTCACCATTATGATCAGTCCAACGCTGAAGCATGAGATTGTTCCAGTTAAAGCCTTTTTTATCTCGATCTTCATAGGCCTCTAGGAGGCCAACCTTGTTCTTGGAGCCTTTGGTCCTGACCCCGGGATATGCACTGAACACATTGTCCGACGCATCACCACGCATACACTTTTCAAACAGGATCCAGGCAGGATCTGGAATCTTTTTAGGCTCTTTTGTCTTTTTATCAATTACTGGCTTTCCTTTTTTATCGAAAACACCTTCCAGTGTATGCAGTTCGTCACTAATACCATTGTACTGTTTGACATTTGGTGCAAGTAATTGATAAAAGTCACTGTCACTGCTAACAATAACATGGTGGTCCGCCGGATGACTTTTTATAAACCCGGCAATGAGATCGTCGGCTTCAAGTTCAGAATGTTGAAGTACAGTGCAATTGGTTTTTTCATCAAGGAAAGATTTAAGGTTATCAAACGCTTCCCAGAACAATCGATCTTCTTCGGCTTCTGACTCGGTAAGTGCAGCACGGGCCACAGAACGATTCTTTTTGTAGGGTGCATAAAAGTCCTTGCGCCAGCTACGTCCTTCTAGACAAAATACTATATGATCGGCCTTTTGATCTCGCCAGGCTTTGTTGACGCTGCCCAGTGTTACATGAATGGCAAAACCCACTCGATCCCAGGCGTCAGCATGTTGACTTGCGGAGTGGCGGGCACGAAAAAATGTATTAGCAGTGTCTACAATCAGATATCTCATAACTTAATAATAGTATATTATGTTGTGGGTGTCAATGAATTTTTACTTTTAGTCAACATTCTGGTCACATGCCAGTGCAGTATCGTTGCCCATCGTTTGTGAGCATCGGCACCAAAGTGGTAGTATTTGGTAGGAGTAAAGCCTTCTCGAAGTAGGGTATTAACGTAAGTGGCCTCGAGGTTGTAGGGATCAAGATAGTTGAGCCCCCAATCATGGACAGGCACAAGCTCAGTTATTCCTTCAAATGCCAGGTGGCAGTTGAAAAAGAAATATGGAATTTTCAAGTTTTCTAAATAACACCTAAACTCCCAGATCTTTTCATGTGCTTCAATGGTTTTTTCTATCCATTTTTTATTGTCAATACTGATTACAAATTCCTTGTACCTGGTATGCCATTTTTCTGGAACTGAGTCTATGCCCGATCCATTAACCTGATACCAAAAATCAGTCTCATCATCATACCATTCTTCTCGCTCCCAGGTACTCCATCCAATTACAATAACGTCCGGCCGATTATTGGTCAAATACTCTTTGGTAGTTCGTATTATTCTATCATTTGATCCTGCAGATCTGGCATGGCAATATAAATTCGCACCATAGGAATCCGCCAATACTCTACCATAACTCACTGCTACGTTGTCAGGGTGAGGTTCCCATCGCATATCCCATTGCCAGTATTTTGAATCATCTCCAGCAAAACAATAATTTGCTACAGCTTCCCCGCCAGCACTATGGCTGTCACCGTTTACATATAATATCATGAAACTTCAGTCCTTCCTCCACCCAGGTCCCGGCGATCAACCATTCTGGGTCTGGCATCTATGGGTTGATTAACTTCCCATTGCTCATAGTTTTCTGCAATAATGTTTTTACACACTGTTTGAAACCAACGATCCACAATGTCGGCGTCAGTATCATCTTTTTTCATCTGGAATCCGGACTTGACTAGACGTGCAATAAAAATGTCATTCCAGTCTAATTCAAATGCACCGTTGCCCACATCATCGGGATCTAGATCCACAGATATTACGTTTACATATGGTTCACCTGCTTCAGTGGCAATTTCTTTGGCTGTCTTAGCCTTTACCTTATGTGCCTTGGGTTTCTCTTGTTTAGGTTCTTGCTTAGTTTTTCGTTTTAGCCATTCAAACATCTGTTCTTCCCCATTTAATTTTTAACCATATACGTTCGTGTATATAATAGTCGATACTTAATAGTATGTGTAATGCTGTAGCGAACCCAGTTGCGGATCGAACATCTCCTGTGAACAAATATGTCCAGAAAATAGTGAACAACCATGCAGTCAAGCGATAGGTAAGCATACGTGCAACGGTTCGTTGTTTTGTTTCGGTCATTCAAGTTCCCCACTCGTTTTTAAATAACGGTACCTGTAGTCTGTCCGAGTACCTTAGTCCGTGCCGCATAGCCAACAGTGCAACATTCTTATTATTAAGAGCGTAAACACTTTCTACTCCGCCCACTGGCATTAGGTATACATGTCCAGTAAACCCAGCGGCTCTATATTCTCTAACAGCACGTTGAGCATCAGCAAAATCCTCTTCAGTGGCAATAACAAACTTTAAATATGATGTACCAAACCATTCATACTCGCATACAGTCTGCGGCTTAATTGCTTCGCCCCATGCTTCCCCGCTACAAGGCAGTTTAGCACTCACACTAAATGTAATTTCGCGATCTGCACTAGACTTCTTCCATTTATGCAAATAAGATTTGAACTCATCAGTTAACGGTTGAGTACCATTTGTTTCAAATGTAATCTCTTTAAGTCTGCTCATGCTAGGATGATCTAACAAGTCTGGATAGGCACGTTGCCAACCAAGTAACGGCTCACCACCTGTAATAACAAGATGTTCTTGTTCCCAACGCTTATGCGGAAGAATTTCCATAATGCGATGTACAATACCGTTACTTTCCATCATTGGACTAAGGTCTTTAAAGTCTGGATGCCAACTGGCGTAACTATCACAGCCTGTGCTCACTAATGGTAGTTCTTCGTATTTGAAGAAGGTTTCAATTTCAGTATGGGTACGTGCCACTTCGTCTGCTTCGGTGCTTAGTTCACCTCGAGGCATACCAAAGCCCTTACAAGAAAAATTGCAGCCAAATGTTCTTAAAAAGACACTCGGAACCCCCATATATCTACCCTCTCCTTGTACTGAGTAGAAAAGTTCAGCAATTTTAATCTTTGACATTTGTATCCTTTATTATTTCAAAACCTAATTTTTGTCCTGCCCTTGCTTCTCGCATCTTGGCTTTTGTTTCCTCAGAATGTTTCCATCCTAGTCTGCTCATTTTCTTTTTGGCTTCTTCAGTCTGCTTGCGACCGTACATCGGATTATTTTTACCGCTTGATCGCTCGCTTCGAATAATTCGTTCTTCGTCAGTGATTCTTTCTTTTTGAGATTTACTCATTTTTTGCCGTGCCTCGATACTATGAGATTTGCTAATCATTGGTCCGCCTTGCTCTTCTATTCGTGTTAAATATTTTTCTTTTTGTTCTTCAGTCCACTTATGTCCAGGTTTTCCTATTCTTGCTAGACTAGAATTTTTTCTATGTTCTTCAGACTGTTTACGACCTTTTAACGCCTCACTCATTTTTTTACGATGTGATTCTGTAGGCACACGGCCTGTCATTAGAATTGTTTGGTGCTTTGACACTTCGGGTTTAATTTTTTCGTAGACACGGCTTGTAATAGGTGAAGTGTATCTATGTTGATCTTTTGTTTTTGCCTTCATTAAAGATAGTGCTCTAAACATTTTACTGCGTTCGATACCTGGACTAAGCATTTTGATCAGTAGCCAATGGCATATAAAATGTTCTCTAGCAGTAAGCACGACCAAGTTTGATTTAGAATTATTGCCTCCGATGCTCCGGGGAATAATGTGATGTCTCTCAACATAGACATCAACTGGCAGAGTTCGCAACTGAGACCTTACTACGATTTGTTCGTAGCAACTTGTATATTTGTTTCGGAGTACAGGTATCGGCCAGTTTATCATTGATGTTAAGAAGAATTAGAACAGGACACCCATATAGCGACCTTCACCCTGTATGCTGTAAAACAGCTCTGCAATTTTGATTTTAGACATGTTAATATTATACTATAAATATTCGAATGGTACAACAAGTTTTGAAAGATTTTTTTGTTAAAAATGTAAACTACCGATATCAATTTGGACAGTGTGATGAGTTGTCTGCAGATTGGATTTTAAACAAAAGTCATATACCATATTTACCTTTAGATTTATTCAACGTTCCTTACCAAGAAATGTTGGCAGAAGCAATTGGTTTAGATCATTTGTTTGCCAAACACCGATCCAATGATAGCCAGGGCTGGAGTAGCGTGTGTATACACGGCATTAGTAGTCAGCACACCGATCACTATGCTGTATACCCTGAATACTCCAATTTAACCAACGATCAAGTGCCGTATACCTGGACAGAAATACAAGACCGTTGCCCTGTTACTACCAACTTCTTTAAAAACTATTTCCCCTATGATGTTTATCATAGAATTCGATTTATGAAACTGGAACCCGATGGATTTATACTACCACACTCTGATAGTCCAGATTTGAGTCTTAGAGCAGTTAACATAAGTCTAAATAATCCTGAGTTGTGCCAGTTTGTGTTTGAAAAACACGGATTAGTTCCATTTAGTGACAACGGTAATATGTTTTTATTGGCCAATGGATACCGACACAGCGTATGGAATCTTAGCAAACAACCGCGATATCATATTATTGTACACGGATATTCAACCACTCAGCCTTTTCGTGATTTAGTTGTTGATAGTTATAAGGCCCTGATGCCAAGTGTCTTCAACATCTAAATATACAATTTTATTTGTATTTGTTAATTCTCTAATTAAATTTTCTCTAAATTCTTGTAATTGATTTTTACCGTGTTTGATTAAGCTGTATTCCATCCAAAACGCATTGCTTACCCAGACATAATTGGTATCCCATTTACAAAACTCAGCCAATTTAAATTGATCCGCTGCGTCATACAAGTTTATTTTTTTAAACGCTACCGCCAGTTGCTGATAGTTGGCCCAATGTTCTTTAAGTTCATCCTTGGTACATCCAATTTGGTCCAATAGATAAGTTAAGTTTTCTTGATATGTACCACGTGGATCACATGCATAAGATTTTGGAAACAGCAGTTTAAATTTGTCACATATACTTTCATAAGTGTCAACATCACCATCCCAGTAACCGTGTATGTATTCCTGAAACGCCAGAGCATGTTCACTAAAATCAATATGAGTTATCACGGTCTGCGTACTGTACCTATTTTTGATCATGGTGGCTACCAGTTTCAACCCACTGGCAACGCCAGCATAGTGATCAATCGGTTGATTAATATCAGGGCGTGACAAGGGCTCGGTGTTTAATACATAATATTGTTGTTGAACCTGGTTGCCCAAATGTCCAATTAACTCAGAATACTGTTTTTGCTCATGTACAGTACCAGTATACTCTTTACCGTGTAAAAAATTATTGAAAGATTCCCACTGTTGATCTGGATATAGGTGAAATTTATTTTTACGAATATGCTCGGGTACATTGATGATGTCCAGACCCATTTCAATAAAGTCCTGTATGACATCAGCAGCCATCTGCATTTCTGATACTGCGTACTCCCGTAGGTATCCAGCATTTGAAATTCGATGCGGGGTGTATTCGTCGTGGAATGTTTCCTCACTGGCATCAATGGCATTGGCTATGAATGTCTGAGATTCGCTGGAATATTCCCACTGTGGCCATCCCGCCTGAACCCAGGTTTGGTAATTGACTGCAAATATCTGTGGGTGTAGATGTGGGTATTGATTTTTAAAATTGAGTATATGCCCTATCAGTGGGCTATTCTCTTTAAGAGCTTCGATGATAAGTTTGTCATACAGATTTCGATCTTGTGTGCAATGCCCAGCAGAAACAACCACAACCCAGTCTGTGGATGGGTCTAGTTGACCAAATGCATAGTCCAGGTCAGTGACATAATACACTTTGAAATCTGTATCAAATGGCAACTGTTGATAAAAGTCGCCTAGATCCATGACTCTATGTTGGTAATCTGGGGACAAGTGACCCAGATTATTGTACTTTAGTAAAACTTTTTTCATTGTATAAATGCTTGTACTATGAAGTCAAATTGTCTATCGATACGGCTGTAATCGTCACAACCAGTAGCAATAATAATACGACCATGACAAAGCCTAGGATCGTCATTGGTTTCTATCCCCCATTGATTTTGAAAAAACTCTTGATGTTCACTTACCCATGCTCTAAACCCCTGCACGTCGCCAAAGATATGACTGTCATCAGGAATAAACCATTTAACTCCCGATCCAACTTTGTGTTGTATAACACAACTGGTGTATAGGCTAGCGTCATCCTGATACAGATAACTGTTGTGTGGGCTACGCCCCACGTGACTAAAGTCATCTTGAATAAAATTAGTACATGGCTCTGTGGTAAACTCTTGATAGTCATCCAGAGTCATATCAATTAGCAAACCTGGTGGCACCCATTGCAACTTCTTAAACACAACATCAGTTGCACCTTCCCATATACTTTCTAGGTAATGTATGTCATTGTGTAACACAAGGTGTTGGGCTGCATGTTGTTTATTGTGCTCGATATATCGGTGAACAGTATTAACTAATGCTTGATTAATTATGGTTCTATCAATGCCCGAGTCCGACAAAAACTTTTGTATATCTGGATCATTGTTTAATGTATCTGCAATACGTTGCTCGTATACTCCAGCATCATGTTCTTGCCATTTGGGGAATCCGTATTGGTGTGGTGGTCTATGTTGTACACTGCGTACACAGTCTATCCATTTACTGGAATAAGAACCCGGACGTATATCGAATTCTAAATCTAAAAATTCTTTACTGTCTGGGTTCCGGGCACAGCGTATGATAAACTTAGGCAAACAAATCCTCATTCCATTCGCGATGTCCTTCGCGGTATGCCATATTACTCTGTGTCTCTCTAACCTCCACACGATAGCACCACAGTCTTTCAGCTTCTCCCTGCCCCCACATCTCTGGAATGTAAACACCGTTCACATACTTGTATAGCATGTCAGCCAGGCCTTCGCAGCCCATCCTTGGCAAGATCACAACCTTGGCCATGTTCTTTTCCTGCAGTAACTTAAATGTTTCTAATTCTGGGTCATCTTGTGCCACAATAAGCGTATGATCAAATTGATCTTCCAGGATCTTCTTGAGTTCTTTGAGTCCGCCGTAATCAGCAGCCCAGTTGCGTACATCTAAATTGTCTGTACCAAAATAAAACTTCATGCTAAAACTATAACCGTGTATTAGATTACAATGACTATCGGCACGCCATTGACGATAGGCGCAAGGAAATGCGTCATGATATTCTTTGGTACTGGTAAATTTATATGTAACAGGTTGCATTGTATTTCTCCTATATTAAATGCTAACATAGGCTTGCAGAATTTGTAAAGCGGGATGAATGCGCTAAAGGCCGCTGTGTAGATTGGTATTTAGTTTTCCCACCAAGCTTCCCAGGGAAATACCACCCAACAGGGATCATCCAATTTGTTAATATTACGTGCAGAATAATCAACGTGTTCGTAGTTGCTCGATTCATTATTAATGACCACTGCGAAGCGAACATTTTTATTCCAAACGGTGTTCCAGGTTGGGTCATTGGGTAAACAACTACTAGGCCAATCTTTACGAATCCATTCCAGTGTGGCCCCAGTATCATTGATATCGTCCACAATGAGTATATTCTTTTTAAAAGTTGCATCACTACGTTTATCTATACCTTCACGTAACGGGCCGTCGGGAATATATCCGAATGCATCTTCAGCCATCCAACAATTACTCTCTGATTGGCCACCGTCACGTAGACTAACTTTTAGTGTTTCCAAGGGTATGTTAAAGTAATGACTAATCATGGTTGCTGCAGTTAAGCCACCACGTGTTAATCCAACTATATAGTCAGGACGCCATTCGCTATTGGCAATGTCTCTGCAGAGTTTATGGACTAATCCTTTAAACTCTGGGTCAGTGATAATTAATTGTTTCATCAGTCACGATCCATTTCGGTGGCTTCTTTGATGATTTCTGTCAATTCTGCAAAATCTTTGCAAAGAATTTTAGCTGTGACCCAATCGTCGTTACCGTCTCGGCCACCAACTTCAATCATGTAGCCGTTGTCGTACATATAGACACTGAAGTGGTCGTTACATTTTACTAGTTTATCGCCGAGTTTGTTTACTGTTTGTGTTGTTGCCATAATTATTTCCTATCTCCAAAAAGTTGTAATAAATTTAAGAACAAATTGATAAAGTCCATGTACAAAGTTAATGCACCGCGAACTTCTGCAACATTGCTGGTTTCTACACTGAGTTCTTCACGAATCTTTTGTGTGTCATAGGCAGTCAATCCTAGAAAGATAATGATAGCCAGTGCTGAAATTACCATTTGCATTACTGTTGACCCAATAAAGACATTAACAATACTGGCAATAACAATAGCAATCAAGCCAACAAACATAAATTTACCCATGCTGTCTAGACTCTGTTTAGTAAAGTAACCATAGCCGCTCATAACACCAAACAATATGGCCGCACCCATGAATGCTGACACAATACTTCCCATAGTAAATACAGCAAAGATCATAGCAAAGCTCAATCCCATCAATGCCGCAAATCCATGTAGGCATAACTGTGCAACACCTTTGCTGGGATTATTCCCCAGCACCATAGCGACACCAAAAATAGCTGCAAGTGGAGCAAAGATCACAATCCATTTTAATATACCTGTAAAAAAGAATTGCAACAATTCTGGGCTTGACCCCACAAAATAACTGACCAACATTGATACAATAACTGCTAGACTCATATGTCCGTAAACACGGCCCATTGCTGAGTTAATTTCTTCAGCTGACCGGTATGCAATAACACCGCTACTAGTTGCAATGTCAAACATTTTATTCTCCTTGATTAATTGAATTTATTTCTTTTTGCCAAACATTGATTTTTTTGCTAACTTCTCTTTTGCTATTTTTGCTGCTCTTTCCAATGCTTCTTTAGCGTCAGCTGCTTTCTTAGCTTCTAGTTTTTCTCGTTCAATACGAATTACATCATCACGACCCTGGGCTATCATTTTTTTAAATAGTAAAACAACACGTTCTTTTTCTCGTTCGGAGATTATTTTAACAGCTTCTACTTTACCTTCGTAACTTTTAGCACCTTCCAAGAAACCTTCGGGAACGGCCAACTTCTTTTTCTTGGGTTTAAGTGCTTGTAGCTTCTTTTTAAACTCTTCTTGTTCGTCTGACATCGTTATCCTATCTAGATAGGATAATTAGTCCTATCTTGGGGCAAACTCCTGTTGCAATTTAATGTTGTCAAAGAATTCTTTCTTTGTTCCTGGATCACTGTAAAATGATCCCTTGAGTACTGTAGTTTGTGTTAAACTACTATGGGCCATGATACCACGATTTTCACAGCATCCGTGTGTGGCCTGAACATAAACTGCAACATTTTCACTACCGGTAGCTGCCATAATTTCTCGAGCAATATCATTGCATAATTCTTCTTGAAGCGTACCTCGCCTAGCACACCATTGTGCTATACGTGTATATTTACTCAAACCAATAAGTTTTTGGGCTGCAATAATTCCGATATATGCAACACCACTGACCGGTTGATGATGATGGCTACACATACTACGTAGTTCACTGCGTACCACCAGCATACCTTCATAACGTTCATCGCTGTCATTGGGAAACGAAGTAGCATCTGGTGCAGGTTCATAGCGTCCTGCCATTATTTCATTAAAGTACATTTTAGCCAGTCGCTTCGCAGTACCATGAGAGTTAGGATCGTTTTCTCTATCAATCAGTAAACGATCGAGTACTGTTTCAAATGCTTCTGCGGCTTCGTCAATTAGTCTAGATTTCTGATCTTCAGTAACATAATCACTGATGTTATCACCGGCCCAAAAACGTTTCTTATCATGTTTCATTTGGGTACGTATTGCATCAGCCAGATATGATTCTTGATAATCTTTATCACTGGCCATTTCGTTAGCTTTGACGTATACTTTTTGTTTAAACGGTACATATAAAGACTCAAGTTCCACAGGAACAAATTCTGTATCTGGTTTTTCGTTTAATACTGGATCTGGTGTAAATTCTGTTGTGGTCAACTTATTCTCCGATAATTTTAATATCTCTTAGATCAGGATATTGATGATATTTAGGCCGCTCATTAACATCGCGTAATTTAATCAATCCAACTTCAGCTTCTTCCGGAGTCGGCCTATAATGATAGCCCACCATGAAGGTTTTTTGTTTCTGCCAGGGTGTAACTGATAATTTGCGCCCATCATATCTTTGTTCAATCATAGTGTTGTATGCTGCTTGGTTATCTAGTAGTATAGCACCACCGCGACCTATTTGCAAAGGTTTGGTGTATCCAAAACTTAGACATTGCATCTGCCCTGCTCGATACATTCCTCGTTCTAATCTACGTGCGCTATCCCAAATATTGGTCCAGTGGAATTGATATTCGCCCGTCCATTCTTCTTGGGTGTACACATACTTGATGCCCAACTTATGCATGGTCATTGGAACACTAAGATAGGTAAATGGTGTAAATGCAGTTAGCGTAACTTTATTGTAACGTAGACACAACTCAATAGCATGAGTGCAGCAGTCAGTCATTATGGCATAAGGAGAACCAGTGTACTCGGCTAGTGCCTGTTCAAACTCTAAAATTGTGTCAAAAGAATTGTTCAAGATTGTTTTAAAATTTTATCAAACATAATTGTGGCAGTGAGATATTTTTTGATTAGAATTTCTTTCTGTTCACGTAGTGCCGGTAAGTATTTGTCTCGATTTTGAATTCTGTCATTAATAAAATTTACTAATTCAGTCCGATGCAGTTGATACTGTTCCCAGTTTTCAGTCCACTCACTGGGGTACAAGAAGTCATCCAGGTACATTTCAGCATAACTACAACGTCTAGGTAATACTGGAATAACACCACTCAGTACAGCTTCCATGACACTGATACCTAAATTTTCATGTAGAGCACAACTAAAAATCACACTGTGTTGGGACATGGTCTCATAATACTGACTCTTGTTCAGTGACATCTTTTGAGTGATAGTCACTGGCATTTTCTCAGCCAGATCCTCGGCAATGTTGGGTTGTTTATCGGAATTATAACGATGCGGCCACATGACAGCACCGTTGCGCTTAGTGTTATCAAAATTTACTGAAATTTCTGCTATTAGTGGGTCATGCGGTTGCCCACTGCGAATGGCCTTGTGCCCATATGCATCAGTGTCAATGTTTAAATTTTTCATAAACATGGACCGATGAAAATCAGTTGCATAGTAGTTATAATCACAGGCATGGAACCAACTTTGTTCCACGTGCCAGGGCCAGGGTTTTTGCATCTGGTATCCCAGTATATCTGTGGGATCATAGGCACCAGCATGCCATATTCCATGAATCTCCACAGGAATTTTTAGTAAGTCACTCATGTACTTGATGGGAGTAATGACAAAATTCCAGGCATCAGTAATTAAAAATACGTCACCGGCTTGAACTTCCCCTGCGGCAAATGCCTCGGAGATTCGTTGTGCCTGACTGGCTTTGTACACATTGGTAACTGCAAAATCTAAAAAAGCACCGCTAGTAGTACCAGCCTGTGGTTGTACACCATCAACTGTTCGAACTTGGTGCTCTTCAAGTCCAAACTCGTTGATGCGATCATTTAAAATTTTGGGAATGTTAATATACCATTGAGCAGTATACCTTTGATCAATGGGTTCTATTGGAACTATCCAGATTGTTTTCATAATCTTTATTGTTGTGAATTGTTGCGTGAACGCGATTCTCGATGTTGTCGATATTGCTGTTTGCGTTGACGTTTTTCCTGCCAGGCGCGATATTCCACACTCTTGTATAAATCTGCTGGATCATACTTAATAAGATTGAAACGGCAATAATTTTGCCAGGCTTCGAGGTCATCAAACAGTTGAGTAACTTCTGGTTTCATTCTAAGGTATTTCTTGAGCCAGTTAGCGGCCATGTTGTTCTCCTAGTGGTTGAGTTTTTAGTTGTTGGGGTCGTAGGCAATGCCACGCCACTGTTTTATTTTTACTTCTGGTGTTTGAGAAACATCGTCGGCCCAGACACTGATCCATCGGGTGCCTGTCCATCGTGCTGTGGTTGGGCTAAAGTTTGGCCATTTTTCTTTATTGCCTGCATCAATTTCATAAACACCTTCGCGCACTGGATTGACTTTCTTGGGAAACCATGCAGTCATTTCGTAAGTGCAATCATCTTCGTTTCGATAACGTTCCCACTTACCGTCTTTTAGTGACCCTGCAACATAGAATCCAAATTCCGAACTCTTGCCAGTAGTATCACCGCCATAGTTGTCAATGGTATCACCATCATAACTTGCACCGCAGACAACTTCACTGCCGTCTACTTCTTCAATATACAGAGTTAGTTTAGTAACATCAAAAGGGGCTGTAAGGTCAAACTCACCTTCAAAGAATGTGCCTTTTTCATTACTGTTGCCAATGAATACTACGGTACCTGGTGGCTGATTGTCAATGAAGGATTCGTCTGCGTAGTATAATTCAGGACAATCTTCATCTTGGAAAGAGTCAAGCCCGCATTGAAGTACTTCGTCACCGTTTTCATCTTCAATGTGTACAGTGCCACTCTGTAGTACAACTCCATTTGTGTGCGCCATATCGTCGCATTCGTACCATGATCCAGGAGGGAACGGGCACATCTCTTGAGGAATGTTATGTTCTGCAGCATAGTCGCTATCCCATGCAAAGTCACTTACATCGAGTCTACGTTTTTTAAAGTAATCGTAGATTTCGCGATTCACTGTGCCCATGACTGATTCACCACCGTATCCCCATAAAGAAATTTTATAGGTACACGGTGTAAACTTTAAAGTTGCGAGGAATTTTTCTTGCTCGGCTATCAAGGCTGCAGACTTTTTTACTCGGGGCATAACTGCTCCTTAAATTTTTATTGATTGATAAGGTTGATGTGTATTGTAAGTGATAGTACAACCATTTTCGCCGTCTTCACTTACGTTAATTGTGACATTACGTCCGGGAAATTTACTGGCAATTTGTATATATAGGTCATCTGCCATCATTTCACAACTCTTGTAATCTAAAATGAGTGTGTTAGTATGATACAGCCCTTCGAGCCAGCGTTTGAACTGGATGAATTCGATGTCCCGGTCATTGTGGAACACATCGATTGACACCCGGAAATGGAATATATGGCGATGAGGGTAGCCAAGAAAACTAACGTCCGCAAGATGAGGTTCCTCCAGTGCTGCTGGGTATTTATGAATGCCTTCACGCCTAAAAGTTACCCAAATTTGGCGTTCGGCTCGTTCCATGATTCTGTCTGCTGTTTGTCTTAGTTCTTGGTTCATAGTTCAGTAAAAAGAGTTTTATAGGTTGATTTTGCCATGCGCTCTAGTGCAAACATGTCATCTTTGGATAGTCTAAAAGATAATGATTTTCTATTTTTTGACACACGCTCAAAATATCCATAATGATCTTTATACTCGGTACGCTCCAGTTGATCATTGGCAATAATTTGTTGTTGAGCATATTCATAGGCATGCTGAATTAAATCTTGAATAGCGGGTGCTGAAAAATCGTAAACCTCGGCTGATATTATAACATCTTCTTTGGTATAAATCCTGAGTTGTTGCTGAAATTTTTTATAAACATGTGACTGTTTGTATGGGGTTGTCTTGACTATATCAGGCCGCATGTCAGCCACAGTCTGTGGACTAATGGCGTCGATATCGCGGGTTTTTACTTCAACACCCAGT